AAGCAATACTGTACCTGTTTTTGGCACGCTTGCCAATTCTTTATTTATAGCTACAAGATCTGATGCAATCGTTCCTAAACCAGCGCCCTTCATTGACTCAAAAACATGCGCCATTGCTTCAGCGAATAAAGCAGCAGAAAAAGCAATGAGGGAGAAAATCGCCCCTAGGGCGGCGAGGCCGGCGATTACGATCCAGAATGCCGCTGCTCCACCGCCTGTGGCAACCAAACCAATAAGGGGAGCCAAAGCCAAACTAATTGCCCAGATAGAGAGCGCCATGGCTGCCATGGCGGCAGCGCCTGCCATCAGTTGACTGGGCGACACTAAGCTTAGTGAATAGAAAAGCAGTGCGATACCTCCCGCTGCCATAAGGACACTAAACCCAAGCATAAGCGCTGCCTTTCCCAGTGCGGCGATCACAGGGATGGCTTTGACAAGAACTGGTATCGAGGCTCGCAAAGCAGCAGCCTGCGCAGCTATCGCCCCAGCACTTCCGCTGGTGGCGCTGCCGAAGGCTACTTGTGAGATGGCGGCAAGTTTCATTCCTCCGTAAAGTAACTTAAGCAACATGATAAACCCCGCAACAACAAGAACAAGGTACCGAATGCCGTCGTTGCCAAGAAGCTTTTGAATCCAATCCAGCATGTCTTTAAATCCTCGAACCACTGGGCCCATAGATATGGCAAATTGCATCATCACTTGTTTTATTTCATCCATTACGCTGTTAAAGTCTGTCGACTGTTTTTGCATTTCTTCAAACTGCGCGGCTGTTAAATCCATACCACCACTCATCCCAGCAAAATCTCCTCGCATCAATCTTGCTAGCTCTCCAACATCTTTAAGACCCATGCCTGCTGCAATTGCTTGCTTTTCATAATATGTCATGGAGTCAAAATCTTTGCCGGCATCTGTCAACGCGCCCTGCAACATTTGTAGTCTTTCAATTGGATCAGTTGCGGTAACCATTTCCAAGCTGTTAAGGAAGGGGCCGCCCAATAGTGCGTTCAATTGGCCAACTGATTTCGCGGCGGAGTCAAATCTATCGAATTGTTCAACAATATCCAAAAGGGCAGAAACTTCCATGCCGCTAGCCTTTGCAGCAATTGCCAAATCAGCATATACCTCAACAGCCTTGTCTCCAAATTTTGACAAAGTTCCTTGATTAGACTGGAAATCTGCGGACATCCTCTGTGTTGAAATATGATGCTCTTGTGCCAATTGAAAAAGAGCTATCTGTGTTTTGGATGCAGCAACTCCGTTCATGCCCATTGTTCTTGTCATAAATTCTTGATTTACTCCGGCTTCTTGGGCTGAAACGCCAAATTTATCCAAAATAGCAAGGTTGGTGCCGATCTCTACCCTTTGCACCTTCGTTAATTCAGTAAATTCAGAATATGTCGTCGCCAAATCACCATAAGCATCATACAAGTCCCCGATAAGAATGCCGTCCGAACGAAGGGCGGGCTCAAGGCCTTCAATTTCTCCCCGGAACTCCCTTGCCATGCCAGTTGTCTTATTAAACTCAACAGAGGCGGAATCTGTTGCTTTTGCCAACTCTATAGTGGCTTCTTCCATTCCTCTCAAAATGGAACCAGCGATGTTAACAGGGTTTATTAATTTCTTAATCGATCTGGTGAAGCCTTCTATGCCACCCTGGGCAGCCAAAGAGCCAATTAAAGACTTATCCCACTGATCGTTTATTCCGGTTAAGCCAGTTATGAGGTTGTCAAATTGATCTTCTGCGTTTGCCGCGGCTTTATTGTAATCTTCTTGAGCTTTTTTGGCAGCTTCGAGCTTGTCTGTGTGGTCTTCTAGCGACTTTGTGGCGTTGTTGATCGACTTGGTGATGTTGTCGATATCTTCTTTGCTCTCTTTGTTGAGAATGGAGAGCGCTCGCTGGGATTCAAGCAAGCTGATATTAGCCTTGATCAGCGCTGTCTTTGCTGCCGCTTCCTTTTCGGTACCTTTAGCTAATCTCTCCGTAGCTAGCGCGGCATCTACTGTAGCTTGTGCATCTTTTCTGCGGGATTCTGCTCTACTTTTGCGGTCCTTTGGTGCCATCTAGAAAACCCCCTATCTGAAGGGCCATTTGAGGCTTGTGATTTTCTCAAATGACTTTACAGCCTTATCAAGCAGTGCTCGGTTTTTATATGTTCTGGGATTATCCAAGCCGTAATCTTTAACAGCCTGAGCATATCGCTTTTCTCTGCCCAGTGTCTTTGCAAAAGATCTAACATCTCTTTCTGAGCCTTTGACAGTGATATCTGGACCGAAAGAAATATTAAACATGCGCCCCAGAAGAATCTTAATCCAAGATCCGAAAATATCGAAATATCCCTCATTAAGGTGCCCGCTCTTAAGTTCGTCAAGGTCGATTACAATTGAATTTATCTTGTCTTCGTTGATCGTTTCCATGTATGGCCTCCCTGTTCATTAAATAATTAGTATTCAATAGAAAAGAAAGCTGAAAGCATTTCTACTTTCAGCCTTTTCTTGGGCCAATGCCTGGACCTTCTCCGACATTGTATGTCCTCTTGTTGCCCTTGTTCGCTTTTTCCATCTGCTCTTTTTCTTTGGTAAGCTGTTCTGCCAAGCGGGTCAAAAACCATCGTCTCATCACAACGGGCAAATTATAGGCTTCTACAAAGCTCCAGCCACCATGATACTTCAGTAAAAAGAATTCTTCGTATACTGAAGCTATATAATCATCGGTTAGGCCAAAAAAAGCCGGCGGTAAACGGTACCGCCACCTCCTGCTCAAACTCACAAGAGTTACAAGGGAATATTTGTTTCATATTCACATTGGGAACCACTAGATCATACGCTGTTCGAAGATAACGAGAATCCCTAGCTGGCATGTGCTCGATGAAAGATATAACTTTCTTATCTGAAGTGTCGCCATTGACAGAGACGATTATTGCTCTAATTTGATCCGTCAAAGACGATTCTGGCAATTTTTTCTTCTTTTTGTTCTCTGCTAGCTTAACCAAATAGTTTTCATCTTTGCTCTTGAGAAGCTTAACCTCTACTTCTACTTTGCTTATAGGGAGAGATACTAAAAACCTATCATTATGAAGTGCTTTAATGTTGTAATCTTCCCATTTGGCACCATCAGTATTTTTAATTTTTGACAAATCAAATGTATGCTCAATTGACGACATGCACGATGGACAAGTAATCCTTGCATCGTAATCTTCGCCATATCCCGTAATTCGGGCGGCAACCAATACTGCATTTTTATCGCCGATATAAAGATCGTTAGTGTTAATCGACTTATCAACAATGATGTTCTGCAACAATCTGTCGATGGCGACTCCCTTTTTAAGGAGAGATTTCGAAGATAAAATATCCTCGTCTTTGGCAGTCATATAGCGTATTTCTATATGCTCTTTGCCATGAAGGGGATGCCCTTCGGGATAAAAACGACCGCCGGTTGGCAAATCAACGAATTCCGTTGGTGTCGTAAAAGAAAAAGTCGACTCTGAGTTCTCGCCGGCGGTTTCGGGAATCGGGATCCCTGCATCGCTCTGGCGAGCGCCGAGACGCTCCTGATTATTTCTACTCATCTGTACCTCTAGGTTTTATAAATTTTTAAGAGCTTGTGCCCATTTTAAAGAAATCATTCTGTGGGGCGCCTGCGACTGCCACCTCAGCATTGGCTGCCGTTACGCAATCAGCCCAATCATATCTGAACTTAAGCTCTATTTCAATCAAATCGTCGCCAGAATAATCAAGTGTTCCAAACTTTGCATCCTTAATCCATGCGCCGTTTAGTGTCCAAGTCTCAATTGCATTTCCAGCATGATCAATCATTTGGACGACAACGCCGCCAAGAGAAGCAATTGATGCTGCTTTAGACATGGTTGTAGTCTCAGTGAAATTTGAAGGAGGCTTATACCCTGAAGCCTGAACAATTGCCAGTGTATTCGCCACTGCGTCTGGGCTGACTGGATCAACAAGCGTTACTCCAACTTCCTGCCACTCAACTCTGCCGGGATAATAAAAAGTATGGTTCAGGTAGTTATGTTTTGCTTCTGTCACTGCAAAAGCAGGCTTATCTACCTTCTTGGCGTACCAAGTCGCTCCTTCTGGATAGTTACCAATAACTACCAAAAATCTATATTGTCTCTTCGGGTCCTGTCCGGTTGAATCAGTCCAAAATGCCATAGCTTGTTTTCTCCTAATTTCTCATAGTATATAGTAAAGCTGGTATTAAAATACCCTTGTTTTTTTTCTCAATCGTCAAATGAAGCCCCTGTTCTTGATATGACAAAGTCGATAGCAATGAATTCGATAGCTCTTGCAGGCTTCAAGAAAATCTTAGCATACAAAATATTTCTATCAATTAAATCATCAGTCGTCGTTGTTTCGTCAAGCAGAACTTTAAATTCTGTCAAGCCAAGCCTAGTTTGAACACTGGAAAGGAACGGCTCAACTTTATTCTTAAACCTAGTCCAAGTAGCTTGGACATTTTGATCAAACAAAATCGTTGCAGCCATGCGAGAAACTTCCTTCTTCAGATATATCATCAAGCGACGGACATTGATTCTATCCAGCGCTGATGGAGTGACTTGTAAAGTCTTTTGTCCGAAGACAACAATGCCTTCAGTGGGGAATGTCGCAATTGGGTTAATATTAGCTGTGTAAAGCTTGTCGCGATCTTTCCTCACGACTCTCTCTGTCACTTTTACGGCTTGCAAGCCTCCTGCTCCATCTGTCAGTCCACCCCTAGTAAATCCGGCAGGTGCGAACCAAAGCTCAGACTTAGCCTCTGAGGAAGCATAAGTTCCAAGAGCCACAACCGAAGGTGGTGTCCAAACAAGCTTGGAGGTATTCGGATCTCTAATCTGAACCCAAGGATAATAAGCTGCTGCATAACTTGAATTAATGTCACGGCTTCTCAGCGAAGAGATTGCCGAAGACACTGAGCCAACATTGCTTTGGAATGAATTCGTATTCTCGGTGAACGGAGTATAAACATCTTCAATGTCAATGACTGCCATGGCATCTGCCCGTGCTTCGCAGGTTTCAATGAGATGTTTGGTAAGGTTCTTAGCAGTCAAGCCGGGAACAGCCATCATATTCATTTCAACAAACTCTGGATCGGCGCATGTGTCAATTGCTCGTTTAACAGTATTATAAGCGTAATTGGTGTACTGTGTGTCCGTAGAAGAGATACGCGCATTGGCAAGAGGCTCGGCTTCGTAGACATCCCAGCCATCAAAGCCTCCATAAAGCGGAGTAGTGAAACGGTCGTAACCTTCAGTAAGAATCTGTTTGTAAGAAGAACTCAAAGCTGTCAAGGAATCACCATCCCTTCGCGATCCAGAACGGAAGTATGCGGACTTCGCAATTGAATAAAGGGATCCGTCGTAGTTAACAGTCTTCACATCATCAAGTGAGAATACCCAAGAATAAGCCCTATCTGTTGGAGGGCCAGTTATAGTGTCGACTTGTCCGTACCCTGCCGGCAATCTCCGGAGATAATCGCCATAGCCTGTATCAAAAGACACATCGGTATGCGTTACTCCCGTCTGAAGTCCGAAGTAGGCATTTTTTGGATTACCAATGCCGCCATCGGAAGCCGAAATTCTAAACAAAGTTCTAGGGAACTCATAGGATGCTGTATAACGATACTGGCCTGCTGAACCGGCGCCGGTTGTGCCGTCGCTTTTAACCTGTGCTTCTCCAAAGGTAATGCTTGTGAGGCCATCGCGGTCGTAATTACTGGCAATAAGATCTTTGTCAACGGTAACGAATGTGCCGATGAGATCGGCGCCGCCAACAAAGTCTGTTTTAGCCATGCCTGTGGCGCCAAGTTCTGTTATTGTAATTGTCGTATTGCCTGTCCTGCCGCCGGTTGCTTGTGTTACAGTAACAACATTGGCGCTATTAGTTGCAGTAAAGTAGTTACTATAATTTATGGCTGTCGCAATTGTACTTGCCTGAGCCGTTGCTTGAAGAGCATCAGCCATGCTCGATGCATAAGTAGCGCCTTCGACATTCCCGTCTGTTGCTGCGGAAGTTGTTGTCCCCCCTACTCCATTTAGTGTACAAGTGATTGTTGTTCCGTCAGTAGACACTAGAGTGATAACATCGCCGGCGCCGATGTTATCAACCGTACCTACAGCAATAGTAATTGTTGCTTCGGATTTTCCATCTGCGGGAGTTCTGCGTACGCAGTCATCATCATTAGCATGTTTCTCGATTTTCAGGAATGGTGTCCCAGTGGCGCCGTCGCCGCCGTCACAGGATCGGACGCGCCAACTAAACGGCCGGATTGGGCCGAAGACACCGAATGGCAAAACTTCTGGATCTGCTGTTCCATTTTCAACAGAAGGATTCATCTCAATACGAATGAAACTAGATTGATTATTATATTGCCCATACTCGCGAAGCCTGTTTGTACTATAATCAAATGACATATACTTGTCGCCAATCTTTGCCGCAACATAGTCCGCGGAAGCAGGATTTAAATTGCAATTGGTGTACTGTTCTAAGATGACTGGAACATTATCGGAATCCGAAGCTCTCCGCAGTTGTACTGTAAAAGTTCCATATGGATTAGAAAGGCTCGTAGATGCTTTAATATCTGCGATAGAAATCTTAATATTGTTTTGGAGCCACTCGCCAGCATCGATACCATGGAACTTAAATACCTTGGTCATACGCTCCGCGGCGTAGTCAGCATTGTTGGTGCTCAAATCCTGTGAGAAGAACCAACCAGATTCAGGGTTTTTGAATCCCTCTAGGTGATCTTCGTATCCAACAACAGCCGAGCCGGAACCATGAGCATCGTCATTGATTGTTCCGGAGTGGATTGGCAGAATCACACCATAAGAATCGCCGGACGAGCCAACGACATTAAACAAATTGCTCTCATATGTCTCGCCAAGCCAATATTTGCCTTTGCCCTCTTTCACAGTTGTCGAATCAACAACACTGGTATTGGTTATAATTGGGTCGGTATTGAAAACTTTGCGGATATAGTTATCAGAAGTTCTATCGAAATTGAATTTTGTCGTGTAAAGCGGACTATAAGTACCGTTCAAAATTTGCGCTTGGAAAGTATAGCTTGAATCTTCAGAATGAATCATAACGGCGTTGCCAGTTATAGCAGTTACAGCCGACTGCAACTGGTTTGATGTCTGCTTGCCTTTAAGAACCACCGCTCCTTCTCGGATATACCAAATAGCCGCAAGAGAGCCTGTTCCCAAAGATGATCCCGCAATATTTTGCATATCAGAGCCCGATGGAATAATCCAAAGACCATATGCGCCACCGTTGACATTTGTGCCAGCCATATCGGCGTCGGTGCTAGCACCTATAGCGCTGACTGCCGTGCTCGGTGTGCCCGGCTTAGTCGTTGTCCACCCAGCACTGCCGAGCACCGTACCATCATTCTGATCATGTTCGTCGCCGAGAAGGCGCATAATGTTTACAGGCGCTTCACCAGCGTTCAACCAAGCAAACGCAGCATAAGCAGCATAAGTCGGGCCAGTCTTATTGCCTTCGCGCCAGACATCACCAGACGAGGCGCCAGGAATTGGATTGCCAAATGTTTCAACAAATTCAGCCAACGAGCGGATTTTATGCGGACGCATTGCAGGGCCCTGAGCAAAGCGCCCGATAATTGTTGGACCCATAGCATCCGGCAGCCTAGGTATATGGGAATTATCTATTTCACGAAGAAATATCCCCGGCGATACAAATCTAAATTTTCTAGCGATTGATGATGACATACATGACTCTCCTGTTATTTTTCTTAATCGTCAAATGAGGCGCCTGTTCTTGTTATGACAAAATCAATCGCGATGAACTCAATTGCCCTTGCAGGCTTCAAGAAAATCTTAGCATACAAAATATTTCTGTCAATCAAGTCAGCAGTTGTTGTTGTTTCATCAAGAACAACTTTAAATTCTGTCAAACCAAGTCTAGTTTGTACGCTAGCGAGAAATGGCTCAACTTTATTCTTGAACCTAGTCCAAGTAGCTTGGACATTCTGATCAAAT